GCCCGCCTGCGCGGCAATCCTCGCCACGACGAAAACTGGGTTGATCTTGCCGGGTATGCGGCTTGTGTGGCTGAACTCGTGGGCGGCGTATATGCCGAACAGCCATAAGGCGATGAAACCTCATTCAGAAAAAATCTATGGTGAGCTATGGCAAGAGGTGGAGCAAGACCCGGGGCTGGTCGCCCGAAAGGATCTAAGAGCCAACTGACGCTGCAGCGCGAGGCCGTTGCGGCGAAGGCGCTCACGGACGGCATCACGCCGCTGGAGGTGATGCTGAACACCATGCGCAAGCTGTACGACGAAGGCGAGTTCATGGCCGCTTCGCAGGTTGCCAAGGACGCCGCGCCTTATGTGCACCCGAAACTGGCGACGACGGACATGCGCCTGTCTGGCGGCGATGGTGGCCCGATGGTCATCGTCACGGGCATCCCTGTCGGCGGTCAAAAGCCCAATGACGCATCGAACGATTGACCTCGGCTACCGACCCCGCCGCTGGCAGGAGCTTGTCCACGTCCAGCGCAAGCGGTTCACCGTGGTCGCGGTGCATCGGCGCGGCGGCAAGTCCGAGGTTGCCATCATGGAGCTGATCCATGCGGCGCTGAACTTCAAGGCCGAGCTGGGCATGTTCTTCTACGTGGCGCCGTTGCTGAAGCAGGCCAAGATCATCGCCTGGCAGCGGCTGAAGCAGCGTTGCGGCCCGCTGATCGCTGCCGGCCTGGCGGAAGTGAATGAGTCGGAACTGTACATTCGATTCAGTCACAACAACGCCACCATCAGGATCTATGGCGCGGACAATCCCGACGCCATGCGTGGCGTCCGTCTGGATGGCGTAGTGGTGGACGAAGTTGCGCAGGTGAAACCAGAGACGTGGGAGGATATTTTGCAGCCAGCCCTGGCTGACCGCAAAGGCTGGGCGCTGTTCATCGGTACGCCGAACGGCCTGAACCTGTTTTCCGACCTGTTCTTCAAGGCGCTGGACGGGCGCGAGGACTGGCACGCGGCCAGGTTCACGGTCTATGACACGGGCGCGCTGGACGCCGACGAGGTGGCGCGCATCAAGCAGGATTCGTCCGAGCAGTCGTTTGCACGCGAGATGCTGTGCGACTTCTCGGCGTCTGGCGATGACCAGCTTCTGAGCCTGGCAGAGATCGAGGAGGCCGCGCGGCGCGAGATCCAGCCTGGTGAACTGCGGTTCTCGCCGATCATTCTTGGCGTGGATCCTGCGCGCTTTGGTGGCGACCGCAGCGTGATCGTGCCGCGCCGCGGCCTGCAGATGCTCAAGCCGCGCGTGTACCGAGGCATCGACAACATGACCCTGGCCGATCGCGTGGCCGAGGCGATCGACGAGCTGAAGCCTGCAGCCGTGTTCGTGGATGCTGGCAATGGAGCCGGCGTGATCGACCGCCTGCGCCAGCTGCGCCACCGCGTGACCGAGGTGGCATTCGGTGGCAAGCCGAGCGACGACCGCTACGCGAACCGCCGAGCAGAGATGTGGTTCAAGATGCGCGACTGGATCCGCTCTGGCGGCTGCATCGTCAACGACATCGCTCTGAAGCAAGACCTGGCCGCGCCGACGTATCGCTTCAATGCAACCGACCGGATTCAGCTTGAGTCCAAAGACGACATCAAGGCGCGCGGCCTGCCATCACCAGACATCGGCGATGCGCTTGCTTTGACCTTTGCCGCGCCCGTGAGAGAATCAGGCTCGTCACTGCAAACGCATGCAGTGGTTGACTACGCGATATTCACGTGAGGACGTTATGAGTGCGCTGTTTTACAAACCGAAAGCCCCACCGCCTCCGGCTCCGATCGAGATGCCGAAGACACCTGTCGTCGATCAGACAATCATCGAGCGCGAGATGGCCGACGTGATGAAGCGCCGCCGCGGTCGCGCCGCGTCCGTCATCGCGGGCGAGTCTGGCGGCATGATGGCCACCGGCGCGGTGGGCACGAAGTCGCTGCTGGGTCAGTAAGCGGAGGCGATCATGGCGGATTCTCGGGCAAGTGACATCCTCGACAAGCACGAGCGGATGCGGCAGCAGCGCGTGCATTTCGAGAAGACCTGGCAGGACATTGCCGAGCGCATCATCCCGCGTAAGTCCGAGTTCCGTCGCCAGCGTGGCCGCAGCACCGAGGTGAAGGGCGAGCGCAAGACAGACAAGATCTTCGACGCCGTACCCGCGCTGGCGCTCGATCGCTTCGCCGCCGCCATGCATTCGCTGGTCACGCCGCGCAATCAGCAGTGGCATGGCCTGAAGCCGCAGGATACCGGCCTCGCCGAGAACGTCGAGGTGCGCCGGTATCTGGAGGAAGTGAACAAGCGCCTGTTCTCTGCCCGCTACTCTTCGAACTTCGACAACAGCGTGCATGAGTGCTATTTCGACGTGGGCGCGTTCGGGAACATGGCGCTCTACATCGGCGATCGCCTGGGTCGTCAGATCTACTACCGCACGGTGCCGGTCGAGCAGCTGTTCTTCATGGAAAACGAGTACGGGGTCATCGACCTCGTGCATCGCGAGTTCCCCATGACCGCGCGCCAGGCCGCCGAGAAGTTCGGCCTGAAGAACCTGCCGATGCCGATCAAGGACGCTGCCGAGCGCCGGCCCGAGCAGGAGTTCTGGTTTGTCCACTGCGTCAAGCCGCGCACCGATGCCGACGTGTCCCGCAAGGACTACAAGGGCATGGCGTTCGCGTCGTACTTCATCAGCATCGATGACCGCAGCATCGTGTCCGAGGGCGGGTTTCGCACCTTCCCATACGCCGTGAGCCGCTATGCTGTCACCGCTGGCGAGGTCTACGGTCGCGGGCCTGCGTCGCTGATCCTGCCCGACGTGATGATGCTCAACGAGATGAACCGCACGACGATCCAGGCCGCGCAGCTTGCGGTGCTGCCGCCGTTGCTGGCGCATCGTGATGGCATCCTCGACGCGATCCGCCTGACGCCTGCTGCGATCAACTATGGCGGCGTTGACGACAACGGGCGACAGATGATCCAGCCGATGAAGTTCGGGGAGAGCCTGAACATCGGCTTGGAGATGATGGATCAGAAGCGGACGCTGATCAACGACGCCTTTTGGAACACGTTGTTCCAGATCCTCGTCGATACGCCGAACATGACAGCCACCGAGGCCATGCTGCGGGCGCAGGAGAAAGGCGCGCTGCTGGCCCCGACCGCCAGCCGCATCGAAACCGAGTTCCTGACGTCGATGGTCGAGCGCGAGCTGGACATTCTGGCTGCTGCCGGCGAGCTCCCGCCGATGCCCGACGTGCTGATGGAGTCTGGCGGCCTGTTCGAGATCGAGTTCAGCAGCCCGCTAGAGCGTGCCCGTCGCGCCGAGGAAGGCGTTGCGATCCTGCGCACGTTCGAGCAGCTGGCCCCGATGGCGCAGGCGGCCGGGCCTTCGGTGTTCCGCAGGTTCAACATGGATGAGGCCGCTAAGGTGTTGGCTGAGATCAACGGCGTGCCATCCTCGATACTGCTGTCGGATGACGAACTGGAGCAGGCGAAGGCGGCAGAGCAGCAGCAGGCTGAGCTCGCAGCCGTGCTGCAGGCCGCGCCAGTGGCCGCGTCGGCTGCGAAGGATCTCGCTCAGGCGCAATCGCTGGCTGCCAGCGTTCCTAACCAGATGGTGCCCGGTCTCGGCTTGTGATGCTGCAATCCCTGTTCTGGCGACTCTGGAACCGCCGCCGCGATTACCGGGCGGTGTTCGACACCGACGAGGGCCAGCGCGTGCTGGCCGACCTGCGTGGGTTCTGTCGGGTCGATTCCACCTGCGTGATCGTCGGCAAGGACGGAAAGATCGACACCCACGCCACGATGGTCGCGGAAGGGCGCCGCGAGGTGTTCCTGCGCATCGTGGAGATCCTGCGGCTGACGGATGAGCAGCTGCACAAACTCAAGGAGATGAACGATGACGACTGAATCCCCGCTGACCGCGGCGTCGATGTTGACTGGCGATCATGCGCCTGCTGCCGATACGTCCGGATCTGCTCCCACCGCGCCCGGAGCTGCTACGCCCGGAGCTGGCCAGGGCGTTACCACCGAGACGCCGAAGGCCGACGACACCCCCGTGGTCAAGCTGCCCGGCAAGGACGCAACGCCAGAGCAGTGGGCCGAGTTCTACAAGTCGATTGGCGCGCCAGACAAGGCCGACGCCTACGAACTACCCGTGCCGGAAGGTGACGACGGTTCGTTCGCCAAGATCGCTGCCGAGTGGTTCAAGGACGCCGGCTTGTTGCCACAGCAGGCGAAGGCCCTGGCGGACAAGTGGAACGAGTTTTCCGCCGCCCAGCAGCAGGCCATGCAGCAGGCCGAGCAGCAGCGCATCCAGCAGATGGACGCCAAGAACCGCGCCGAGCAGGAAGCCCTGAAAACCGAATGGGGCCAGCAGCATGACGCGAACCTCGAACTGGCCCGCCGTGCCGCGCGGCAGTTCTTCCCGCGGGACAATGTTGCCGACGTGGTGACTGCGCTTGAGGGGGTGCTTGGCTATGGACAGACCATCAAGCTGCTCCACAGCATCGGCAAGGGACTGGCAGAACATGATGCGCCAGGTCTCGGCCAGCAGACGCAGAGCCGCAAGTCTCTGGCTGAAATCCTCTACGGCGGTTCCATGCCAGCCTGATGCCGAACCCTAAGCCGCTGCCGACGATCACCGGGTCGCGTGTTCCGATGACCAATCGGTTCTCGTTCGGCCTCCGGTTCGGCTACCCCTGGCGCCAAATGCAGCCGGGTGATTTCTTCATCGTTCCGACGACGATGCGCTCGCCTGAGATGGTGCGCCAGGCGGCGTGCAGGCGCGGCAAGCGGCACGGCGAGCGGTATCAGACGAAGCTGATCGGCGACGGGATCCTCGTGTTGCGGCTGGTTTGAAAAAAAATGCGTTGACAGTGTTGTGACTTTCTCATCACTGCTGATACATTCGACGCCAAGTGATGTGATCCCCACATCGCTGTCCGCCATCCGGCGCTAACCACTCGGAGCTTTTATGGCAACCATTGGAACCTCCGCGCTGACGCTCACCGATTGGGCAAAGCGCCGCGATCCAGACGATCGGGTCGCATCCATCATCGAGCTGCTGAACCAGAGCAACGAAGTCCTGTCGGACATGCTGTGGATCGAGGGCAACCTGCCCACCGGCCACCGCACCACGATCCGCACCGGACTGCCGTCTGTCGCCTGGCGCAAGCTGAACTACGGCGTGCCGCAGTCCAAGTCCACGACCGTGCAGGTCGACGACGCCTGCGGGATGCTGGAAGCCTTCGGACAGGTCGACAAGGATCTCGCCGAACTGAACGGCAACACGGCGCAGTTCCGTCTGTCCGAGAACATGGCCTTCATCGAGGCGATGAACCAGGCGATGGCCTCGACGCTGTTTTACGGCGACACCGAGCAGAACCCCGAGCGGTTCCTTGGTCTGGCCCCGCGCTACTCGACTATCTCGGGCGCGGCCAACGGCCAGAACATCATCAGCGCTGGCAGCGTGTCCGGTGGCGACGGCACCTCGATCTGGCTGGTGGGCTGGGGCGAGAACACCGTCCACGGCATCTACCCGAAGGGTTCGACTGCCGGGCTGGTGCATGAGGATCTTGGCCTCGATACAGTGAGCGACGCGGCTGGCGGCAAGTATCGCGCCTACATCGACCGCTATCAGTGGAAGTGCGGCCTGGCCCTGCGCGACTGGCGCTACGTGGTGCGCATCGCCAACATCGACGTGTCCGCGCTCGTGGCCGATACCGCCGGCACCAGCGTGAACATCATCAACGCGATGAGCCGCGCCATCGACCGCATCCCGTCGTTCGGCAACTGCCGCCCCGTGTTCTACATGAACCGCACCGTGTTCTCGATGCTGCGCATCCACGCGCTTGCCCGCTCGTCGAACGTGCTGGCGATCGAAGCCGGTCTGGATCAGTTCGGCAACCCGATCCGCGGCAGCATGTCGTTCATGGGCATCCCGATCCGGCGCGTCGATGCGATCGCCTCCACCGAAGCCCAGATTTCCTGATTAGGAGAGAGCCATGATTCTTGACCGCGAAAACGCATTCAGCCAGTCGCAGGCTCTCACGGGCACGTCGCTGGTTGCTTCGACCGACGTGATCGACCTCGGCTCGACCCGCCAGGTCGGCATTGGCGAAGGCCTGTACATCGTCCTGAACTTCGAAGCGGGGCCTGGAGGCACCTCGCCTACCATCACCGTCGCCCTGCAGACGGACGACAACGCCGGATTTAGCTCTCCGGCCACCGTGATCACGTACCTGAACGCGCTGTCCACTCCGGCGGCGTCTACGCAGTACGTGTTCCAGATCCCACAGCATGGTCTGGAGCGGTTCATTCGCCTGGCCTACACGCAGGGCGGCACATCGCCGACGACCACCGTATCGGCCCACGTGGTGCATGGCCCGCAGTTCGACGTGAAGACCGCCAGCGGCTTCACAGTGGCCTGATCTGAGCTTGAGCCATGAAACAGCGTGCCGTCAAATTCGGGGTTCTGGCGAACCCATACCGGGCCGTCGAGCCTGGCGAGGAATTCGACTATCCAGAACGCATGAATTGGGCGGTGCCTGTTTCTGGCGAGCCGGAGGCGGTGGCCGAGGCACACGCCCGCGGGCGACGCAAGAAGGCCGCCGAACCAGCGCCGGCTGGAGATGACGATCTGATCTGAATGTCGAAAACCTGATACGCCCGCTCCATGCGGGCGTTTTCGTTTTCCGCGAATGGTGAGAAAATCGCACCAGTTCTGGAGCCGCATACATGCCGTCGAAAACCGAGATTGCCAACCGCGCGCTGACCAAGCTGGGAGCCAAGCGCATCCTGTCGCTGTCGGACAATGGCACCGAGGCGAGCGTGATGAACTCAATGTTTGACACGGTGATGGATGCCGAGCTGCGCCGCCACCGCTGGAAGTTCGCCATGCGCCGCAACAGCCTGCCCGCACTCGCGACCGCTCCGGCATGGGGCTACGAGTATGCCTATCAGCTTCCGGCTGATTTTCTGGCGCTGGTGCAGGTGAACGATCTCTATGTGCGCGGCATGAAGCAGCAGGCACCGTGGACGGTGGAAGGCGACAAGATACTGACTAACTGGCCCGCGCCGCTGAAGGTTCGATACATCGGGCGCGTGGATAACGTGAACCTGCTCGACCCGCTGTTCGTCGAGGTGCTGGCGTGCAAGCTGGCCTACGAGGCGTGCGAGGCGCTGACACAATCCCCGCAGAAGCGGCAACTGGCTGGCGACGAATACAAGTTCGCCGTGGCCGAGGCTGTGCGCCAGGATGCCATAGAGAATCCGCCTGATGAACTTCCGTGGGGTTCCTGGCTTGATTTACGCACCGGCAGCGGCGCGTATGGCGGTGCAGCGCAGGGTTCGGCAACGGATCAACTGACCTCGTGGTCTGTGTGGTGAGGTGAGCCGTGAGCAAGGCCAGCCCAGCCATCACGAACTTCAACAGCGGCGAGTTCAGCCCGATGATCGCCGGGCGCGTCGATTTCGACCGCTACGCGAACGGCTGCACGGTGATGGAGAACTTCATCCTGACCGTGCAAGGACCGGCCCTGCGCCGTGGCGGTACGCGCTATGTCGCCTCGGTGAAAAACCACGCAAACCGGGTCTATCTGCAGGCGTTCGAGTTCAGCGAGACGACCGCATACGTGCTGGAGTTCGGCGACCAGTACATCCGGTTATACACCCAAAACGGGCAACTGCTGTCGGGCGGCACGCCGGTCGAGGTGGCTACGCCTTACACGCAGGCGTCGCTGTTCAATGCGGACGGCACGTGCAAACTGCGGTTCGCGCAGTCTGGTGACTTCCTCTACATCACGCACCCGGACTACCAGCCGCGGATCCTGAAGAGAACCAGCGCGACCTCGTTTACGCTCGACTTGTTCCGGCCCTACGGCGGCCCGTTCATTGGCATCGATCCGGATGCCACGACGACGGTCTACGCCTCGGCCCAGACGGGCGCGATCACGCTCACGGCATCGACCGGGATTTTTCAGGCGGGTCATGTCGGTACGGACTTCCTGCTGGAGTCCAAGAACGTCAGCAGCGTGGTGGCCTGGGAGCCGGGCAAGTCCGTCACGGCGGGCGATCTGCGCCGGTCTGACAACAAGGTCTATAGGGCGGGGAACACTGCCACGACTGGCGCCGTGAAGCCTGTCCATTCGCGCGGAACGCAGTCCGATGGCGGCGTTAATTGGGAGTTCCAGCACGCAGGCTACGGCTGGGCGCGCATCACCGGGGTCACCAGTCCGACCGTCGCGAGCGCAACCGTCGTGTCGTTGATTCCGTCCGATGCCGTGGACGCTGGCAACGCCACGACGCGCTGGTCGTTCTCGTCGTGGTCAGACGTGGAGGGGTGGCCGTCATCGGTGGCGTTCTTTCGCGAGCGACTGTGCTTTGCCCGTGGTCAGAACGTCTGGCTGTCCGTGGCTGCCGACTTTGATGACTTCAGCGCGCGCAACACCTCGGGCGAAGTCACCGCCGACATGGCGATTTCTCTGGAGGTCGCGTCTGGGGAACTGAACTCGATCCAGTGGCTGCACCCGGACAAGCAGCTCGTGGCTGGCACCGCAGGCGGCGAGTTCATCATCGGCGAACTGACCAACGGCGACCCGCTCGGGCCTGGGAACATCAAGGTCGAACTGGTGAGCCGCTACGGCTCGCGCGGCATCCAGCCGGTGGGCGCTGGCGATCGGGCGCTGTTCGTCATGCGCGCAGGCCGGAAGGTGCGCGAGATCGGGTTCGATTTCGCCCAGGACGGCTACCAGTCCAAGGACGTAACACTGCTGTCGGATCACATCACCGCTGGCGGCGTGACGGACATGGATCACGCCATTGAGCCGTATGCCGTCGTGTGGTGCGTGCGCAGCGACGGGCAACTGCTCGGGTTCACATGGAACAACGAGGAGCAGGTGCGCGGATGGCACCGGCACCGGCTTGGCGGCTCCGGCATCGTCGAGTCCGTGGCCGTGATACCGCGCCCTGATGGCACGGGCGATCAGGTTTGGCTGGCCGTGCGCAGGACGATCAACGGCAACACCCGGCGCTATGTCGAGTACATGGAAGACCCATGGGTGTCCGGCCTGCAGGAGGATCAGTTCTACGTGGATTCCGGCCTGACGTACTCCGGACCGCCCGCCACGACGATTTCGGGCCTGGAGCATCTGGAAGGCGCTACGGTGGCCGTGCTGGCCGATGGCGCGCCGCACCCGAACCGCGTGGTGTCCGGTGGCGCAATCACGCTGCAGGAGCCCGCGTCGAAGGTGCAGGTCGGCCTGCCGTTCACGCCTGTTCTGCAGACGATGCGGATCGAGGCCGGCGCAGCTGACGGCACCGCGCAGGGCAAGACGAAGCGAATGCACAAGGTGTCGTTCCGGTTCATCAATACCGGCTCGTGCCAGGTCGGCCCGGACGCGAACACGCTGGAGACGCTGGAGTTCCGCACACCATCTGACCCGATGGATTCCCCGCCGCCGCTCTACACGGGCGACAAGCTCGTCGCGTGGCCTGGCGGCTACGATACCGATGGGCGTATATACGTCACCACGAACCAGCCGACTGCGCTTGGCGTCGTGGCCGTGTTCCCGCAAGTCGTGACGCAGGACGCCAGGTGAAGATCGTGCGGTTCCGGCCAGAACACCTGGCGCGGCTGCGCTTGCAGCCAGCGCAGGACGGGTTCACGCAGTACCTGTCCGACCTGCAGTACGGGCGCGCGCTGGCGAACGACTGGGCGTTCACGGGCATGGTCGGCGACCGGATCATCGCCTGCGCTGGTGCCGTCGAGGTCTGGCCTGGCCGGGCCGCGCTGTGGTCGCTGCTGGCCGAGGATGCCGGTCGTCATTTCGTGTCGCTGCACCGCGCCGTGACCGGGTTCCTGATAGCCGCGCCATGGCGACGTATGGAGGCGACCGTGGACGTGGATTTCGAGGCCGGCCAGCGATGGGTGCGGATGCTCGGGTTTGAACACGAAGGTCGGCTGCGCGGGTACACTCCCGATGGCCGCGATCAGGATTTGTTTGCGAAGGTGAAGTGATGGGCGCATTCGCTGTTCCACTCATGATTGCCGGCACCGCCATGCAAGCCATCGGTGCGATCCAGCAGGGCAACGCACAGGCCGCGCAGTACCAGGCGCAGGCGCAGGCGAACGAATACAACGCGCGCATCCAGCGGATGCAGGCCGATGCCGCTGGTCAGCAGTGGAGCGCCCGCGAGGACGCCCAGCGCAGCGCCGCACGTCGCGTGCTAGGCCAGCAGCTCGCAGCCACCGCCGAGTCTGGCGTGGCGCTGAACGGCACGGCATCCGACCTGTTCCGTCAGTCGCTGGTGAACGCCGAGCAGGATGCGCTGAACGTCCGCTACGAGGGCGAACTGAACCGCATCGGTCTGCTGAACAACGCCAGCCTGTCCGATTACGAGGCGGCGTCGGCGCGCAAGGCCGCGAGCGCTGCACGCAAGAC